CTTGCACGTCCGGCAGTTGCGCTCCGGTGCAGCCCCCTTGTGGCAGACGCTGTAGTAGTCGCACCACTTGCACTCGAAGAACCCAGGCGACTCACTAAGCCGCTTTGGTGCGCTGCGGATTGGAACGATCTTGCGCGCACGTTCAAGGTACTCGTCGGCGTTTGCGGTGTCCAGGGTGACGATCTCTGCATACAGCGCGTCGTTGTTCTTGTTGACAGCAACGTACAGCGCAGCAGCTAAGCCCATCTTACGCATGTACTGTTGCATCTGGACGTAGTGCTCGAACTTGGCTTCCCGTACACCAGCACCGTCAAACGCTTGGTAAGGCTTGTTCGGGTCGCACAGGTGCGCAAAGTATTCTTTGAACTTCTTGCCAGCAAGCGCAGCGAATGACTTGTCATTGTGTGTTTTGAACTCGCACAGCGCATACACAGCAGGGGGCAGGTCGGGAATACCCAGCGCTACACCGTCGCCGCTGCCACCGTAGTGACCGCCCATTTCGCTAATGCGGAATTGATTGCCGTTCTCGTCCTGCTGGAAAACTTGGCAGTCGATGGTAAGGAGACAAGCAATGAACCGTGCTTCCTCGAGGTGTCCGCGGTTAAACAGGCGCAGGGTTTGACCGCCGAACTTAGGTTTAACCGCCCAGTTGAACCCGTACCAGATAGCGCGGGCGCACTGGCTTCCAATTAGCGACGCACCCATGTGGCTACGGAATCCATCTTCGCCTGTACGGTACGCGTCACCCATGTGCGGGATGACCTGTCCCAAGTGCCCGCGGAAGCGCGAGCCCTGGTCAGCGCGGATTGCCATCTCGATAGCAACCATTGTCTTGACAGCAACATGCACGTTACGGTTGCCTGTTGCTTCCGGAATGTACGCCATTAGCGACCCTTCAGCTTGAGTTTTTGTTTGTCACGGCAGCGACCGCATGCCCACACGTCGCCGTCCAATGGATGTACGCAGCGTACCAAGCGATCGAAGTGCTCTTCGCAGCATTCGCAGTCGCCTTTAATGAATGGGACGTTGTCAGCGAGGGCACGCAGGTGCGCATCTTTCAGCGCTGCGTCTATGAGGGGTTGTGCGTGATCGTCCGCAGTGTCGCAGATATCGGCCATAATTTGCTCCAAAAAAGACCCGCCGGAGCGGGTCTTTGAACTGCGGTGGATTAGCCCTGTGCGGCCCACGGAGGGGTTGCACCAGCGTACTGCTGAACGATCGGGTTCTGCGCTGCCTGCTGGACAGGTGCTTGCTGTTGCTGCGGCGCTTGCTGCTGGGGCTGCTGGTACTGCGCGTTCGGATCCTGCGCAGGTGCTTGGGCCCATGGCTGCTGGGCGGTAGGCTGCTGCCATGGCTGCGCGCCGGCTGGGGCCGCTTGGGGCTGTTGGCCCGGCTGCTGGTACTGCACTTGCTGTTGCGGGGCCTGCTGCGGCTGCATGGTCGGTTGCTGCATCGGCTGCTGGACAGGCTGTTGCATCTGCTGCAATTGCTGCATCGGAGCGGCCGCAGGTTGCTGCATCATTGGCTGTTGCATTGGCTGCTGCATCGGTGCTTGTTGGGGAGCACCAGCGCCCCACGGCTGCTGTGGAGGCATCTGGACAGGTGCTTGCTGCATTGCGCCTGGCATCTGCGGTGGCATTGCGCCGAACGGTGCAGGAGCACCAGCAGCGGCGCCGGCGGTCTGGTCGTTGATGTTCTTGTACCCGCTGATGTCGTTGCTGGCTTCATAGTCGCCCGATGCAGCGCGCACCTTGACCTTCACCTTCAGTGGCTTCTCGTGCAGCTCTTGCGAGTCATTGACGTTGAGATGGCCGACTGCGTGGCAGATTGCGCTCAGCTGCTTGTGCGCGATTTCCTGGGCGGTAGGATTGGCATTGCGCAGGTTGAGGTTCGCGAAGATCTTGCGGCCGACAAACGCACCGTCCAGAACGCGGTAGGTGCAGGACAGGTACGCGCCGTCGCCGACTTTGGTAGGCTTCATTTCCGAAGCTTCCATGACCACATTGTACCAGCCAGCTGGCAGAGGGTCGCCAGTTCCGGTATCCGGTGCGACGTTGTTTGCGTTGAAATTAATGATTGCCATGGTGTTAAGCTCCGGTAAGGATTTTATTGAAAATGTAGCCCAGGTGAGGGGTTTCGACTGCTGCCAAAGCACCCGAACGATCTTTGGCGTCGTATTGCAGATCGGGCTGCGTTTGCAGGAACCGATACGATTGTCCGCTTGCTTGGTCTTTGCCAACACCAAGGCGGAACACTTCATCGAAGAAGTACGGGATCTTGTGACCCAGCTTTGCGCCCGGCATGGACGCGCCGTACTTGATCGCTCCGGTAAGTTCGTCCTTCATTGGCTCCAGCTTAGCGGCCATGAAAACGTTCTTATTTGGAAGGTCGCGGAACGCGCGGATAACGCTTTCCATCTTCTCGATCAGCTCGCCGTACGCTTGGCGCGGGTCTTTGACCTGCCGCTTTGCGTTGTTGAGCACCGTCTCTGCAATCTCCGAAATGGAGTCCAGGCAAACGGTTTGGATCTGGTTTGCTTGCGCGCTTTGGCAGAACAGCAGCGCAGCGTTGAGGTCTTCCACGGTCTTAATTTGGATGACCGGAATGTCGTAGCAGATGCCCGGTGTGTTCACACCGAAGATGCGCTCCAGGTTCTTGCGGGACAGCGACAACAAACCTGCTTCCGCGCTAAGGATCAGCGGTGCGGGCGCAGTAGCGCACAACACCGTCTTTCCCGTACCCGCAGGCGCGTAGCAGAGCACCTTAACGCCGCTTGCTGCGTTCTGCTGCGCGGTTGTGGTGAATTGCAGTTGGGACATATTTGCCCTTTCTAGGTTGAACATACGCACCGTGCGGGCTGCGTGCTTGCGTTAATGTGTATTAACTTAAAGGGTTATTATGCGCTCTTTGCTGTAACCTCACAACAGAGAACGCACAGTGATTAACCCATATCTTCGGGGCTGCGCAGGGACTGAAACGTCGGGAAACGGGGCTTGTCTTTGATACCCTTTGGGAAGAACTGCGCCTTAGCAATCTCCCCGATAAGCTCTTCGGGTATGTCGAAATAGTACTGGCGGTCAATGTGGGTCATGCGACCCGCTGCAACCGTTACAGCTTGCCCCTGCTTAATCAGCACCGCTTTGGTTTGCGGGTCCAGGACGTCAGCAAGCGCAACCCCTTCGATTGTTCCAATCAAACCGTTGGGCAGCATGTTGACTTGGTGCGTGCTGCGCTCGGTATGCCCGCGCTCGTTGATGGTTGCTTCGTTGAGGTTGGTCTGCCCCTCCGTGACACCAGTAATGCGGAACTCGAAGTCAATGAAGTCCTTAATGCGCAGGACGCCCATTTCTTTGACCGTGCTGCGCCCCTGCTTGTGCATACCGTTCGGGTCACGGATGATACTGCCTTCGTATCCAAGGTCCAGGTTACGCGCACGCTGGAACTGGAGCTGCTCCATGTTTTCGCACAGGACCCATGGAATCATCCGCAGGTGCATCCCGCAACCGTGCTGCTGTAACCACACGATGCGGTTCTCCAGCACGCGCAAGCGGTCTTTGTAGCGCATTTGGATTGCTGTTGGCGCAAGGTAGTCGAACGCCCACAGCAGCAGAAACGGTTGCCCGTCTGCACGCGATAGCGCACTGCTGGTGATGCGGCACAAGTCAGGGTGGCATTCGTGCTCGGCTGCGAGCTCACCGTCCATGTGGATGTAATCGGGCGTGCTGAAGAAGGCGGTGGCGTATGCGTTCCGGTGCTGTTTCATGCTCCGGCCAAGCAACACCCCTTCCGGGGTGTGCCCGCGCACGCCGTCAATCTTGGGTTGCACGATGCAAGGGAACCGCACCTTGCTTTCGTCCCAGTCTGATGGCTGCATCGTCTTCATGTTACACCGCGTCGAAAGCTGCTGGGAACGTGGTCTTGATCCCGTTGTTATCGAAGCGCACGACCAGCGCTGGTGGCGGTGCGGTGCGGAACGCAAGCGCAATGATCACCGCCAGCTTGCGCGGACGGAACACGCCCTGCTTACGGCGCATGGGGACTGCACCACGACCCAGCCGTGCGGCAAGCGAGTCCAGGTTGACAGGCTTGTGCGCGTCCAGGTTGGTGCGCACTTCTTCACGGTAGGCCGGGTCGAACGCCATGCGCATCTGGTGCTGTTCAGTTTTCATGTTTTCGAGAGCGGTGTATTCGTCAACGACCATCTCGCCGGGTTTCAGTACTTGCATGTGGTTATCCTTCATTAAACGGCAACAGGTGCCTTGATTGCTGGGTCCGGGAAGTAGCCTTCAAATTTGAAGTCGCCCGGGAGGTAGTCGTCGATGCTGCTAGGCTTGTAACCGATCACCAGCTTGGGCAGCTTGTGCGGTGTGCGCGCCAGTTGCAGATCGACCTGCTCGAGATGGTTACTGTACAGGTGGCAGTCACCTCCTGTCCAGACGAAGTCGCCCACGCCCAGGCCGCATTGCTGTGCGATCATGTGCGTCAGCAGTGCGTACGACGCGATGTTGAAAGGTACACCCAGGAAGATGTCCGCGCTGCGCTGGTACAGTTGGCACGACAGTTTGCCGTCCGCAACGTAGAACTGGAACAGTGCGTGGCACGGTGGCAGCTTCATGTTCGGGATGTCAGCGGGGTTCCAAGCAGACACAACCAAACGACGTGAGTCAGGGTTGGACTTAATCTGCGCAATGACGTCTGCGATCTGGTCGATCGTTTCATATTGCAGGTCAATGCCTGGGTCGAAAGCGACGTCGTTGCTGCCTTCCTTGTAGTCCAGCGACCGCTTACCGCTTTGCTTGAACCCGGTGGGCTTGCCAGGCCAGCTGCGCCACTGCGCACCGTACACCGGACCGAGCTCACCGTTTTCGTCTGCCCATGCGTCCCAGATCTTGACGCCGTTCTCTTGCAGGTAACGGACATTAGTGTCGCCGCTCAGGAACCAGATCAGTTCGTGGATGATCGACTTAAGGTGCAACGCTTTGGTTGACACCAGCGGGAACCCGTCTTGCAGGTTGAACCGCATCTGGTAGCCGAACACCGACAGCGTGCCCGTACCAGTGCGGTCGGTTTTAACTGTGCCGTGGTCGCGCACATGGCGCACGAAGTCTAAATACTGTTTCATGTCCGTTCCTTAGCGGCACTGCATACCGATGTTTTCGTCCGCAGTGGCCTGCGCGGGCGCAGGGGTTGCAGGTTGTGCAGCGTGCAGCAAGCTAACCGACTGCGCG